GTAGTAGTCAACCTTTAGATTTATCAAGTTTTGATACAAGAAATGTTACCAATATGAGGAACATATTTAATGATGTAGACAATTTAGAAGAAATCTATACAAGAACAAAAGAAGATGCTGAAAAACTAAAATTATACGTATCCTCTTATGGAATTTCCCCTAAATTCTATTACAAAGAAAAAGAAAAAATAGATTTTGAAGCGACTTTTGGAAAGTTAGCTTTGGGAGATTATGAGATAGAAAATATATATTTCAAAGATAACAACGGTAATTTGAACGAACTGATGATATACAAAGATAAAATTACAGAATTGCAGTAAAGTAGGTGATTAGATGTGTGTCGACGAGAAAGTTTGCGGAGAAAGAATGGATAATATGAGTAAGGACATTTTAGACATAAAAGACCGCATAAGTAAGCATGATGATAGGCTTGATAGGCTTGAAGACTCCCACGGAGATATAAAAGTTGAGATAGCACAGGTCAAGATGAAGACGGAATCAATCAATGAAGATACTAAAGACATAAAAATTGATGTAAAAAAGATTTTAGATAAGCCTGCTCAATATTGGGACAAGATAATTCTAACGGGGCTTGGTGTTTTAGCTGGATATTTAATTAATCTTTTTTTGAAATAGGGAGAGGGTGTTAAAATGGCAATTAAGATTTTATTAGACCCTGGTCACGGTCAAGGGGTTAATTTTAAAAGAGGTTATGTTGGTGCAAAATGGAAAAATGAGGGAGACGGTAATTTTTACTTCTCTCTTATTTTATGTAAAGAATTAAGGAAGAGAGGCTTTGTTGTTGGAACTACAAGGTCGAGTATAGGTCAAAACCCTGGTCTATCTCAAAGGGGAAACATGGCAAGGGGCTATGATCTATTTATATCACTTCATACTAATGCTGGTGGCGGTCATGGTGTAGAAATTTATGATGATGTTTCAAGAAGTTGTTATAGATTAGCAAGTAACCTATGTGTAACAATTTCAAAAACCCTTAACATTTATAACAGAGGTGTTAAAAAGAGATATTATAGGGGTGGAAATTGGTACGGTGTTTTAGCAAGTAACAAGGCAAGAGCAGGTATGCTAATTGAACATTGTTTTCATGACAATGCAGGAGATGTTAAGAAGTATGAAGCTAATGCTGATAGGTTAGCAAGTGCTATGGCAGATACAATAGCGAGTTACTATGGAATGAAACAATTAGGAAATTCAAATTCGGGAGGAGTTACAATGTTAGGAAATAAACCAGTTGCAATAATCAGTGTGGCAAATGACGGGGATATAGCAAGCGGTGCAATGGCACAAATACTAAATTATCTATATCCAGATTATAACCCTGTAATCACAAGGTCGGGTAAGTTTGATTATGGGAATATTAAGACAAATTACATTATAGGGCTTGGTGGAGAAAAGGGACAACATTCAAGCTATATTAACTACTTTATTAGTGGTAGAAATAGAGATGAAACTCTTGCAAAAGCGAAAGATTTTAGAGTAAATAAAGGAAAATATAAGGTACGATAAGGGGGTGTAAATATGAATGGAATTTTAGAACAAACCAGTATTGTAACAGCAGTAATGATTATTGTTGAAATAGTTAAGAAAGCGACTAATGATAAATATAATAGGTTTTTACCTTTACTTGCACTATTATTAGGAATCGCTGGTAATGTAGCCCTTAATGGTGTTAGTGCGGAATCAATTGTATTAGGTGTATTAATCGGTGGTGGAGCGTGTGGAATATATGACTTTGGAAGTAAAACAGTTGTAGGAAATTAGACGATAGTATTTAAACTTAATAGATTTTACAAATGTTTGACGATTAATTATTGCTTTATACTGTAGAAGTGATATAATAATGCAACGTTTGTGTTGCGTGTATGTCCAAAAATAGTTTCTATTTTTGATAACGGGTAGTGTGGTGGCTATCCGTTATTTTTTTATTTAAATTAGGAAATCATGGTGTAGATTTACCGTTATTATGATACAATGGGACAAAGGAGTTATAAATATGGGAACAAAATTAGATTCTGTTAAAATCGGCGACAAATACAATGAATGGACAGTAATTGATAAAGGCACTAAACCAAAATACTTTAAGTGTAGATGTTCATGTGGTGTAGAGAGAGAAGTAAGATACACTACCCTTTTAAATGGGAAATCAAAATCTTGCGGACACAACAAGAAACCTATAAGAAATGATAAAGCATATATTGGCAAGAAATTTGGTAGATTGACTGTTATAAAAAGGGTTAATGATGTAGGCGATTCAAGATACCTATGTAGGTGTGATTGCGGAAATGAGATTGTTGTAGAGGGTAGACAGTTAGGAAGACGTGTTAATTCTTGTGGTTGTTTAAGGAGTGAAACTTCTAAGAAAAACCTTGATGAAATTAGAGAACAAGGCTTTGAAAAATACAAACAATCATTTGTTGAAGATACTAATTTAACTAATTTAACGGAGAAACTATCTAAGAATAATACTACTGGTGTTAAGGGTGTTACTAAAATGAAAAACGGTAGATATAGAGTAGGAATTATGATAGGTAGAAAACAAATTCATTTAGGTGTTTGTGATACGATTGAAGAAGCTGATGAGATTAGAAAAGAGGGAGAAGAAAAATATTTCAAGCCTATTTTGGACAAGTACAAAGATAGATTGGAATAAGCACGATATAAAAAGTACCCCCTCTCAAGTTTTTGCGGAACGCCTGTTTGTTTCCTGGAAAAATGTTTTTCAAACAAATAAAAAAATACATGACGATTGTATATGTCAAAAAAAGAAAAGATGAAATGATTTTTTAGTAAGAAAAGGACAATAATATATAAATTATAAGTAAATAATGATGTTTTAGGTATAATTGCTTAAACAATACTGTAAGATATTGGCTAATTTCTTGATATGGGAAATTATCAAGGGAAATAGCCTTTTTAATGGTATTAACAAGTGATTATACCTTTTTTTAATTTAATAAGGAATTAAAGGGTATTTTAAGGCTTGTTTTTTCGTGAGTTTATGAAAATTTCATTTCAGCAAAGGGAAAAGTTCAAAAAGTTCAAAGAAGTTCAAGCAAGTTCAAATTTACCTGGAATTGAATTAATTTAGTTGGGTTTTGCAGGCGTGCGTATACGTGTACGGGTATGAAAGTTTGGCAAGTCCTGACACGTGCGTATATAGGTAGTAATATAATAAAAAATTTCGGTACTCCAGCAAAAAACCTCCTGCGTGCGTGTGGGTATAAAAATATAAATTTTACCAACTTTTTAAATAATCTATAAAATTACAACAACTTGCAACAGCAACTATATATGAAATATATGTAAGTATTGGATCACATAAAGCTGATTAACAATAAAGTGTATAGAATATAGGTATATGAAATCAATAGGGAATAAACCTATAAAATATACATATAAAATATACCTATCAAATATAGATATAGAACTATAACTTTATGTAACTGTAGTGCAGTAAAGTAATAGGAATAAAAACTTATGATTGTATAGATATAATTTATAGCTATAGGAATATAGGTATCCTTGGATCCAAAAAAGCCTATAGAAATATACATATAAATCATAAGTAATAGGTATGGTGCAAAGAGTGAAAAACTTTTTTTAAAAAAAGTTTTTTAGACTGAAAATTTTATCTTCCTTATGTAGCGCGAGAAAAAAATTAAGAAAAAACTAAAAAAAAAGAAAAAATTTAAGTTTTTTTGAGTGATTTTTTACGGGAAAACGAAAAAAGAGGTATAAACGTTGAAATTTACAGGATAAAAATTTTTTGAGGAAAGTGCAAAAAAGTGTTGACGGAAGTCCGACAAAGTGATACACTATATACAGTCAGTAAGATACTGACAAACCCCTAAAAGAGAGGGGGTGGTAAAAGTGAGTAGTAAAAAAAGTAAAAAAAGAAGTCCAAAAAAGTGGACTTTATATATCGAGCTTATCACGGCTTTGATAAGCTTGATAGTCCAAATCTTGGGACTTCTAAAAATTTTACTGGAATCAGGGCTTATCTAAGCCCGATTCCTACTACCCACAGTATACCAAAAAAAGAAAAAAAAGTACAGTAAAGGAGCAAAAAAGCATGAAAAAAGAGGTAAAAGACGTGAGGATTACTTTTAGAGTAGAAGAAAGCATGAAAGAGAAGATTGAAGAAAGAGCGGAAGATTGTGGTAGGACTGTATCAGACTACATATACAGGCTGATACAAGCAGACTTAAAGAAAAGTGAAGGAGCTATCAAAGTGAAAAAAAGATTTGAAGTTAAAGAAGTATACGAAGGTAAAAGCAAAGATTATAACGACATTAAAATAACTATAAAAGATAAAGAATATTGGGCGAAAGACATTCCTTTACTTGATGAAAGCGGTAAAGATATATCATATGATGAGGCTTTAAAGCTTTATGGAGAAAGTGGACTTTCAGACGATATCTGGAGTGATGAAGCGTATATAAATAATATAGAAGTATATATAAAAGATAACAATATCGAATTAGAGGAAATATAAAAAAGGAGTGAAAAACATATGTTCGATTTAAATTCAGGATACTCAGGTTATAGCAGGTCAAAGGCTTCATCATCAGCTATAGATAGCTATGAGCTTCCTCTAAGTCTTATGAATAAAAATTCAATTAAAAATTTTACGAGTGAGTATAAAGAGTATGAAAAACTAAAAGATATACCTGTATATATATGGAAGTATCAAGCGAAGTTGACGGGAGCATCAAGTTGGCATCATACTGGGATAAAATTCAAAAAAACTGACCATTACAGTTTATTTAAGGTAGGCGATGACTTATTAGAAAAAAATATAGACGAGTTAAAAAAAGACTATAAAAATTCAAAAAAATTAAAAGAAGAGGAACAAAAAAATTATTATTATACAGTGCTTTATAGTCAAATCTGGGGAGGCACAAGAAAACATCCCAAAATCGTTGACTATGAGTATATAGCAGGGATTGAGGTAGGCGATTGGGTATATCATAAAGACTATAAAAGCATAAAAAAGGCTAAAACCACAGCGAATAAAATTGAAAAAATATACAGATTTAACAGCTATAAAGAGTTAGTTAAAAACTTCCCACAATTTAAAGGGAATGTAAAAAAATTTAATGAAATTTTAAAAGAAAAAAATTTAAAGTAAAAGAGGAAGCACTGAACTCGCCAAAGTTTAAAAGGTGCTTCCCTAAGGGTTACGAAAGACGTTGAAATATACGCCTTTCGTATACCTAAGATTGTAACAAAAAATTAAAATTTTGTAAAATTTTAGGAGGAATTATGAAAACTATAAAAAATAGATTATATGAATTAGAGAAACAGTATGCCGATATAAATATAACAAACTTTTATAATTACTATGCGACCGAGTATGTAAGCGACACGATAGAAGCCGAGGCACACGAAAGAGTACCGATTTACTACGGTGATATGTTGAAGTGGATAGAAGAGGAAAAGTTTTCTTCCAAGTACATGCAAGATGCATTTGAGGAAAGGTTGATAGATGTTGAAAATTACAGTTTTCCTAAGCATATACAGATAGCTATACATCTTCGCTATACAGATGAGATTTATTCACATATAGATGATATAAAAGAATATATATATTTAAATTATATAAATGATTTAACTGCTCTAAATATTCCATTACAATATGCTATGAATTATATAGATTATGATGTAGATGAAATCAAAGCTCTGGAGGATGCAGCTTGTGACTGCCTGCTTGATTATATCTATCAATTATTTTAAGACGAATCACAATTAAATCAATAGAATAGTAGCTATAATTTATAAACAATCCTGTAAATAGGGTTGTTTTTTTGTGTGTAATTTAAAAAAATTATTTTATGTGATCCAAAAAAAGGATTTTACGATATATATATGTATGATTCATAAATAAAAGTTAGTATTTTAAGTTATAAAACATAAGTTTATACAACCTTAGTCCTTTATATTTTATAATTAAATTGATTTGAGTTGTTGAAAAAATAACGAAATATTTTTTGAAAACTGAAAAAATGCAGACCTGAGGGCATGAAATAAGACCCCCTACATGAAAATGGAATTGCAGAACAAACTCCAGTAACGGGGTAGGCTTATGGCAATGAAGACTTTTTAAAATTCTTTATGAAATACTGTAGAATTAATAATATATAAAATATAGTTAAATCTCCTTGAATAAACCTAAAAATATTTTGAATAATTAAAAATTTAAAAATATCATTTACCTTAATAACATTATCAATTGTTATTTGTTTTTTAGTTACTATTCTGTGTCTAATTTTTTAAATCCGTCAGAAATCCGTCAGAAAAAAATCAGAACGGCAGAAATTTTAGCCTGTTTTATACTTTTTGTTAATTTTGATGAAAGTCCTAAACCTTAGTTTTCATGAGGTTTTGTGAGCTTTCGTGCGTTTTTTTGAAAACCGATTTTAGTTGCAGTATAATAGAGAAAAACGCTCTTGTATCGTTGATATTCAAACGTTTAGTGTTGTGAAAATACCATGCGTCAGAAAAACGGCAGAAATTATTTCATTGCCTATGAGGGTTCATGGGAATTATCCCATGAGTTCCCTTATAGCTTCAATTCTTTGTTCGTCTCTTTGGGAGTAAGTTTTCATCACCAATTCAACTGTATCTCCTAAAAGTTCTGCCACTGTTTTAAAATCTACGCCATTTGATACTAAGTGAGTAGCAAAAGAGTGTCTAAAACAATGAGGGGTAAAACTTTCGTAACCTATTTTTTTAGTAAATTTAATTAACCTATATTTGTAAGTGGCATATTGCATAGTGAATATTCTACCTTTATAGTCAAGTGGTCTTGATTTAATATAGTGATATATCTTGTTATATAGGTCTTTTGTAATTGGTATTGTGTGAGGTTTTTTGTTCTTTAATTCAGTAAATTTTTTAATATTATTGTTAAATTGTTTGTTTACATCAATTTCATAAGGCTTTATATCGTTTATAGTTAAACCTAAGAGTTCTCCTGCTCTAACGCCTGTGTTGATATTAACTTCAGTCATTAATTGAAGTTCCTTATTACTTTCAAGTAAAGGATATAGAAGATTGTAATAATCATCTAAAGTCATTATTTCTTTTTGTTTTTGTACTTTATAAGAAACTTTTTGTTTTCTCATAGGATTTAAGTTAATAATTTCAAGTTCTTCAATAAAGAAGTTAAAAAGTGCCTGCACACATCTTTGAAAGTTGTATCTTGCACCAGGTTTTATATCGTCACTTAGTATAAAGTTAAAATCTATTGGCTTAAAGGTTACTACTTTTTTATCAAGTAAGTGTTCTAAACGTTTAAAGACGTATTTGTATTGCTCTATAGTGCCATAAGCTAACCTATTTTTTCTTGATTCAAGAAAGATATCTATTCCCTCTTTTAAAGTGATGTTTGAATATTCATTATCGGGGTTTTCTATCATCTCCAGTTCTCGCATGGCTTTAATAATCCATGTTCGGGCTTGGTTCATATTAGTAAAGCCCTGCTTTGATTTTTGTTTCCATGTTTTTTTGTTTTCAAGCCTATAAGGTAAGATAGCCTGAATAGTTTTGTTCCGTTCCCTATAGATGGGTTCTCCAAATAACATAATCATTCCTCTTTTCTTTAATATAGTTTGATTTGTTATAAGGTAAATGATATTTTGGTGAGGTTATTTAATTAAATCTAAAAATTCATCTTCTGTGAGGATATCTATGAAAACATCTAATCTTAAGTTATTCTTTTCAGCTTTCTTTTGATTGGTGGTTTTGTCAGGATAATCTCCTACTATTAGATAGTCGGTTTTTAATGTAGTGTTAGCTTGTACTTTACCTCCGTTTTTAGCTATTTTCTTACATAAACTTGGTAAGTTTATCCTTTTTAAAACTCCAGTAAAACAGAAATTCTTTCCATAGAAGAAAGGATCTAAATTTTCTTCTAATTCAACTTCATAATTTTCATTAAACCACTTGATATAATTGGAATTTCTTTTTGGTACAATTCTTGAGTAAGTGGTCAAACAAGTTATATAATCTACTTCTAATTTTCGATTGCTTTTTACTAAGTATTCGTAATATGCTAAAGTAGTTCTACAATCGTCTAATGCCCTGTGAGACTTTGTCTCAATTTCGAGGTCTTTTTTCACTTTTTCAAGCTTAAAAGAGTCCCTTGTATCATAATTTCTTGCAGTTTCTAAAACATCAAAAATTTGATTTTTTAGGTCACTGGTTAAGTAAGAATTTACAAACTCAATATCAAAAGGAGCATTGTAAGCCGTGATTGTGTCATCTCCTATAAACTCAAGAATTTCAGGAATGTATCCAATAAAATATTCATAATTTTTCACGTCTTTGTCTTTGATACCGTGAATGCGGGAATTTTCTATTGGTACCACAGGGTTGCATAGTGTGGAAAATTCATCCACAATTTCTAAGTCTCTAACTTTAATCGCTGCAAATTCAATAATCTCACTTGAGAATGGTGTTAGTCCAGTGGTTTCGACGTCTATAATTGTAAAGTCCTTTGGGTAAGTTGGTCGCTTAGGTTTTGGCTTACTTTCAGATTTTGGTTTACTTTCAAGTTTTGGCTTACTTTCAGATTTTGGTTTACTTTCAGGTAGTGATTTCGATACTTTGTTTTGTTTGTGGTATATTACTGCCAATACAATTGAGACTAAAATTAAAAAAGCACCAATATCTTCATTAAAACCAAATATTATAAAAGAAACAATAAAACTTATTATTATGTGTGATTTTTTTTTCATGTTTACCTCCTACTTGTCCATATTATGATAATAGCCTACAAGCTTTCCCATAATCTTCACATCTCCACCCTTAACTACTATAGGTGGATAATTTTTATTACAAGGTTGTAAAATCATTTCATTATCAGTAATGTAAACTTTTTTAAGTGTGGCTTCATTATCTATAAGGACTGCTCCTATTTCTCCATTTTCAACAACTGGTTGTTGTCTTAAAAAGATTAAGTCACCGTCATGTATTCCTGCATCAATCATTGAATCGCCTTTAGCATATAGACAATAATCAGCGTCAATTGTAGGGTCTATAGAAAAATATCCATTAATGTTTTCTTCTGCTAATATAGGGCTTCCACAAGCGATAGTACCTACTATGGGAACTTTTTTTATCTTCCTTATAGGTATTAAGTTTTTAGGTAAATATTCTTGGTCATCTAATCCTATCAAGTAGTTTAAATTTACATTAAAAGCTTTAGCGTATGCAGATATAAAAGTATTTACTGGTGTAGCTTTGTCATTCTCCCACCTTGAAATCATACTTTTATCTATAATAAGGTTACATTTTTCTTCGATATAGTCTGCTAATTGTTTTATAGTCATATTATTGTCGGTTCTAATTTTCTTTAATTTTTCTCCTAATGTCATAACACACCTCCTAATTCCTTACCTATATAATACCCCATTTTTTGCTGAATAACAACTTTTTTACGGAAATCGACAAAAAGATAAAAAAAAACTGACAAAAGTTGTTGACAAGCAACAAATAATCCATTATACTGTATTTAGTTGGTAAATAGCAACAAAAACATTAATGGGGGTGCTTTATGGAAACAAATAGATTAGGAATTATACCTAAGCCTTATAGCAGATTTAAAGCTTTTTTGGTTGAAAAAGGTATAAGACAAAAAGAGGTCGCTGACGTCATAGGAATTTCAGTATATAGATTTAATGCGAAAATTAACAGAAATAACGCTGATTTTACACCTGATGAAATTAGATTGATTTGTCAAGAATACGGCTTAAACGCAAACGAATATTTTTTTTATGAATAAAGTTGCTAATTAACAACAAAGAACAATATGAAGTTGTAAGGTAAATGATATAAGCAAAGACGGAAAAAACAAGGTAAATACAAGGTAAATGATATAAGCAAAAGATTAGAGGTGTCAGTAGTGACTGATAGAGAAAAAGATTATTTTAAAACGGATAGAAAATTGACGTTTAGAGAACTTGTAAAAAGAAGTTGGAGATATAGAGAAGTTCCTTATAAAGAGTGTTTTGGTATCTTTGATTTTTTAAACAAAAATGAAAACACTCTATACGGAAGAACTATTATAACGATTATTCAAATAGTTGTTAGTGTTTTGGTTTCTTTTTTAACAGTTTTATATTTTGTAAAAAAATCTTAAAGGAGTAGAAAAATGAACGAATTAGAAAATAATAAAATGCATAAAGTTTGTAAATGTGAAAACGGGAGAGCAAATACTTTAAATGCGAATGTACTTTTGAGGGTAAATGCCGAAAATTTTGAAAGTCAATTAGAGATGATGGCTAAAAGGGTTAGTTACCTTAGTGAGAAATACGATATAAACGTGAATATGGATTTAGATATTAGTATTTATTTTCGTAGGGAAGAAAAAGAATAGAGTGCAAAAGCACTCTAAACTTTACATGTGTTTAACACTCGGTTGAGTTTCAAAGCTGGATAGTGTTTCATATATAGCTTTAACCATGTATGAAGTGTCGTCAACGCTTATATTTTTACTTTGGTTTTGTTCTATATATTTTTTCACTACCTCAAGAGATAACTCAAGGTTTTTATCACTCATTTAAACACCTCCTTTAAGGAGATTATAACAAAAAAAGCAATGGAGGACTTATGGAAATTACAGATGTATCAATAATAAATAAAACGGAATTAGCAACAAGGTGGAATTGTTCACAAAACTATATTAACAAGCTTGAAGATGAGGGGGTAATAACAAGGCTACCAATTAATAGGTGTTGTTATTCACTTAGACAAGTTTTAGAGATTGAGGGAACTAACCCTAATCCAGAAATGGTGTTACTGGACTATAAAAGAATTAAAGAAGAAAACGAAAAACTAAAAGATGACATTTTAGAACTTAACAAAAAGCTATTTAAATTAAAAGAGATTATGGAAATATGGTAAACGGAGGTACAAAAATGACAACTACAGAAAATGATTTAATGAAAATTTTGAGAGATATTAAAAGAACGGAAGTTCAAATTGAGAGTGCAGAGAGAACTATAAGTAGGCTTAAAGAAGAACTACAAACACTTAATACAGTTAAAGATAGTGTTGTAGAGGAATTTTTAAAAGAGTTTAAAGAATATAAGGCTAATGAAGAGGGCAGTAATGGAAACTAATTACAACATGATGTGTAGATTTAAGGAATTAAGGTTTAAATCAGAAGAAGATTTAGAAAAGATACTTCAAGATGATTTACAAGAGATTATAGATTTAAGAGAAACTATTAATATTTACGAAACAAAGAAAGAACGGTTTGATATTTTGCAAAAAGAGAAGAGCGAAATAATATACCTTTTAAACAAGAAGAGATGTGAAAAAGATGTACAACAAGATTAAGTTTAGCTATTTAAAAGCGACCTGCGAACGCTATGGATTAAATTTTGATGAAGATATATTCAATTGTATTGTCACAGGGGAAAGAGGTTCGAATATATTAAAAGTAAGTCCTGATTTTTTGTATAACATAAGCACTCTAAGTGATTTTGTGTTTATTGATTTTGAGATTAGAAGAGCCTTAATTGAATCGGCTATTAGAGATTATGACGTTGAAAAAGAGAGGATAAAGAATGATTGAGTTTTACAATTTAGAAAAAGCTTGTGAGGAGCTTGGTTATAAGTTAGAAAGTAGAAACATCTACTTATGCATATATGACGAGGTTGAGCGTATGCTTATACGTATATTTCCCTATGACCCATGGAATGTAGATTTCACAAATGATTTTAACTTATGTTTTGAAGACGAAAAGGCAAGGTTAATTAAAGCTATCACAAAAGATTATGAGGAGTTTATTAATGGAGATGAGTAAGGAAATAAAAAAGAAAAAAGAATTTAAAGACACAAAGTTAGCTTATAACATTAGAGAGTTTATTTATTCATATAGAAGATGGAAGAGATACAACAGAGCTGAAATCAAATTTTGGAAGAAGTTAAATTTTTGGATCATAGTAATTTTGTTAAATATTTCTGTAGGCTTTATGTTTGCTCAAGCTATTTTTAGATGGTTTTTCTTGGGCGAGTACTAATAAATAACAGAGCGAATGTTTTTACATTCGCTGACTTCAAAATTATACAATATATAGATTTTATAAAACATTTTCTATGGTTTGAATGTTTAACATTGCCCTGTTATTAGACTACTTATATATTATAACATTAAAAATGAATATAAAAAAGAGGTTATATCGTTATGTATATTAAGGTATTAATTTATATTATTTTAACTTGTTGGGCGTTTATATCGTTAGTTTTAGCAGGGTTATTGTTAGTATCAATCTTCAAAGATGATGTTTTATAAAAACGGGAGAGATAATGAAAGAATATAAGCGAATAGCTAAAATTAAGGCGTTTATTGAGCCTTATGTTAAAAAGTCATATAAAGACATAGAGAGCTATAAAGAAGATGTAATTGTAGGGGTTTTAGACTATATAGAACAAGAAAAGAGGTTGAAGAATGGAAAACAAGATAAAAATAGAAGATTATAGCAAGTCAATAATAGAATTTGATGACAACGAAGAACGAAACAGATTTGAGATTAACAATTTGGAATCTTGTAACTGGGCGTTTAGAAAACTAAAAGCACTTGATAACGAAGATAAAGAAACAAAAGAACTATACGAACAAGAAAAACAGAGAATTGATAAATGGCGTGATATGCAATTAGAAAGAAATGAAAATAGTAGAGAGTTCTTTCAAGGACTAATACTTGAATACTTTTTAAAGGAAAGGGCAAAAGACGATAAATTCAAAATCAATACGCCATATGGAAAAGTAACAACAAGAAAACAACAAGATAAGTTTATCTATGACGAACAAGCGTTCATCAAATGGGCAGAAGAAACTCACAATGAAGAATACTTAAAAATTAAAAAGGAAATCAACAAGGCAGATGTTAAAAAGGTTGTAACTATACAAGATGGTAAAGCCTATATAACCGATACTGGAGAAGTTGTAGAGGGCTTACAGGTAGTAAAACAAGACGAAAAAATAAATATTAATGTAGTAGAAGATTAGGAGGATTGAGTTATGGAAAACAAGGAAATTCAAGTAGTAGAACAGCAAGAAGTAAATGCAATGAGTATTGTTCAGGGAATTAAAGAAAACGCCTTAGTAGGGTCATTAAAGGCAATACAAAACTTTCAACATCTTATAAGGACACAATTTAAACAAGACCATGACTTTGGAATAATACCTCGAACAACTAAACCTACACTATTAAAACCTGGAGCAGAAAAAATAGTAATGCTTATGGGGATAACAACTGAATTCGAAATTATGGATAGTACCAGAGATTTTGATAATGGATTTTTTCAATATTGCGTTAAGTGCAAGATGAAAAAAAACGGACAAGTTATAACTGAGGGAGTAGGTACGGCAAACACTTTAGAGTCCAAATACGAAACTCAAAACCCTTATTCAATAGACAATACAGTTCTTAAAATGGCGAAGAAAAGAGCGTTAGTTGACGGAGCGTTAATGATTGGTAGTTTATCCGATATCTTTACACAAGATATTGAAGACTTAGATATGAGCGGAAATGTTGCTTCACAAAATAAAACCGTTTATACAGATAGAGACGGTGTGATATCAGATGCACAAGCTAAAAGAATGTATGCAATAGCAAATGGCAATACTGAAATATTAGAAACAATATTAAAACATCATAACTATGAAGATAGTAGAAAAGTTAAAAAGGTAGAATACAATCAAATTTGTAATGAAATTCAAGAAGCAGTAAAACAATTAGGATAATTATTAGAGAGGGGTTATTTGTACTATGAGTACAGGTTGGGTAAAACTACACAGAAAAATATTCAAAAATAAAGTAGTGTGTAAAGACTCAGACCATTTTATGGTGTGGTGCTATTTACTAACTAATGCTATTCATAGTACCTATCCCATTAGATTTAATGGAGAAGATATTGAACTACAACCAGGGCAATTAGTAACAAGTTGTCGAATGATACAAGAAGATACTGGAATAGATAAAAGTAAAGTATCAAGGATTTTAAGGAGTTTTAAAGAACAGAATCAAATATCACAACAGCAAACGCCTAACAAAACCTTAATAACAATTGTTAATTGGAGTGAATATCAAGAAAAAAAAGTGAGACACGAAAACGAAAAAAGTGAGACACGAAAAAATGAAAAAGTGAGACACGACAAAAACGTTGTGGATAAGTCTGATAAACGTTCAAATATCAACAATAAAAATGTGGATAACTTTTCAAAAAACAAAGAGGTTGAGACACGAAAAAATGAAAAAGTGAGACACGAAAACGAAAAAAGTGAGACACGCCTATCTATAAACAAGAATGATATATACAAGAATGACTATAGTAATACTAACAAGACTAATACAACAAATACATCTAATTATTCCAACAGAGATATACAAAACAATAGTGTTGTTAGTGTTGTTGCTTTAAACAAAGTTCTTGAAGAGTTTAAGACGGTCAAACCTATTTACACAGTCGCTGACATAAATACAGCTAAACAAGTTTTAGAGGACTACAGCGAAGAAGAAATCATCAACGCTATTCATACTTCGGCAATAGTTCAACAACTTACAGGCGAAGAGATAAAAGGATTTGGAGCTATAAGATATCTCCTCAATAGAAAAAATAAAGCTAATACGAGCTAATTTATGAAAATTGACATCTACCTACAAGATTAAATAGGTTGTAGTGCTAAAAAACAAGGCTAATTTAAGCGTGTAATGAAAAATACAAGTGATTAATCGTCTTAATACCTAAAACAAAAATAAAAGGCGTTTTTGGGCGATTAAACAATAATAGGCAAATACGAATTTGAACATTGGGATTTATTTGTAAAAATTCAGGGATAAAAACATAAAAAATCACAAGGTAATTTATTTGTACTCAGAGTACAAAGGTTATTTGTACCGAGAGTACAAAAGGGGTGATGACGAATTAAAATAACAATTAATGGAGAACTTCCGAGCATGAATGAAATCATAAATGCAAATAGAAATAATCGGTTTGCAGGAGCGACTCAAAAAAGAGAATATACAGATTTTGTAGCTTGGGAGTGTAAAAGACAGAATGTAAAACCTATAACTGAAAAAGTCGATTTAGTTATAACTTGGTACTGTAAAAACAAAAGAAAAGATAAAGACAATATAAGTGCAGGAACAAAGTTTATTTTAGACGGGCTTATTACAGCAGGGGTTATCCCTAATGACGGGTGGAATGAAATAGGAAATATTTGTCATAAGTTTAAAGTGGATAAAGATAACCCGAGAATTGAAGTAGATTTAGTTGATAAATACAATTTGAACAGTTAAATAGTAGTAGTCGTAAAATTGTATTTAACATAAATATCAACCCTCTCTTAGAATTAAAATTATTTTTTACTGAAATTCAATTGTAATTGTTAATAAGAGAGGGTAAAGGAGTGGTTAATTGAAAAGTAATGTATTTGTAACCAATGGTTGTAGCAATCATTCAGTAGAAGAAAGACAGAAACATGATTATTATGCAACGGAGCCTAAAGCGGTAGAACTATTGTTAGGTTTAGAGGAGTTATCAAATACAATAGTCGAGCCTTGTTGTGGAGAGGGTCACATTTCAAAAGTTTTAGAACAAAATAATTACAACGTATATTCAAGCGACTTAATTGACAGAGGTTATGGTATTGGAGATAGAGATTTATTTAAATACCATTTAAACGAACATGGTTACTTATGTTATGAAGATGAAATTGTAATAGCTAATAAAAACTTTGATATAGTTACCAATCCACCATACAAATATGTAAAAGAATTTACTGAACATATGTTGACGTTACTTAATGACAATCAAAAGTTGATCCTATTTTTAAAACTAACTTTTATGGAAAGTCAATCAAGAAGAAAACTATTTGATGAACATCCGTTTAAAAAGCTTTATGTAGCAAGTAAAAGGCTAAATGCAGCAAAGAATGGAGAATTTGAAAAGTTTAAGAGTAGTGCAGTAGCTTATGGTTGGTTTGTATGGGAAAAGGGATTTAAAGGAAATCCTATAATAGAATGGTTTAATTAGATAGGAGCAGAATATGAGAATTGATGAATTAAAAAAAGAAATAGAATTGTTAGGCGATGGGGAAAAATGGAGTTTTAAAGCGATAGAGTGCGGAGATTATGTCAATATTCAGCGATTAATTGGTAATACTCGACAATTGATTGCGTGGGTTAAAATAAAGAAAATTTTTATTGTAAACACAGATTATCGTACTTTTGCAAATCTTCCTGAAGAAATTCGAGAAAAAATATTCGATATACTTGTAAAGTTTGCAAGAACACCTGTAGATGAGAGAGAAGAAGAAAAGAAATATGTTATTACTCACAAATATGCAGTTAGCAAGAATCTAAATCCCGTTAACTTGGCTTGGAATAAAGAAAAAAATGCGTATCGTTTAATTAATTGCAAACAAGACAACGATATTTATAAAGCCTTATTTACTAAAGAGGAAATAGAAAAAATTAAGGAAAAACTTGATACTGATTTAACTGATTTTAGAATTGTAGAGGTGGAATAATGAGAATTAATGAATTAGAAAAAGAAATAGATAGTTTAGTAAGAATATATGACATTGGGTTAAGGGTTAGGCAAACAACAAAATACATTTTTATAGATAGATTTGAACCAGAAAATTTGTACACAATAGCTCAAGTTGGACTTGATGAAGAATATATCATAAACACAGACGACAGCATGTTTAATCGTTTACCTAAAGAGTTTAAAAAGGAGTTATTCAATATACTTGTAGAGTTTGTAAGAACGCCTGTAGGTGAGAGGGTAGAAGAAAAGAAATATCAATATAGACTGAAAGAAAAGTATTTATGGATTTCAAATAGAGGCTCAATTTCAAATAACTTTTTAAATTTAAATTACGGTGAATCTAAACCTTATATAATACTAAACGATAAAGGGCAAGTAATCGGTTATAAAACTATTTTTACTGATGAAGAAATACAAGAAGTAGTAGATAAATTTAATGTAAATTTAGAAATGTTTGACAAGATAGAGGTGGAATAATGAGAATAGACGACTTAAGGATTGTTTTAAAAAGTTTAGGGAAAAGATATAATCGTGATTTTTGTGTAGAGGCAGGAAATGAGAATGTTATTGTTTTTTGGAGATTAGATGGTTGGACAAGAATAGCTGAATTTTCTACTAAAAAACAATTGTTTTTTAAGGGATATGAAGATGTTTTTTTACTACTTCCAGAAGATTTAATAGATGATCTAACAGAGGTCTTTATTGAATTTTTAAAAACACCTATACCAGACAGAGAAGAAAAGAAAAGATATCACTATGTTGTTAAAGATATATATCGTTGGATTTTAGAAGACGAAAAGAAAAGGTATTTGTACTATGAAGATGATGAATATGGTGACGTATTCTTAGGGGAAGAGAATGAAGATACAAGATGTTGTACAATAAGCACTTTTACAGAAGATGAAATTAAAAAGTTATTAAGTACACATTATATTCCTGCTGGAATGTTTGACAAGATTGAGGTGGAATAATGAATAAAAAAACGATTGACGAAAGAGCATATATTTATGATGGTCATTTAGGAGGATTTTATATATCAGATGAAGAAATACCAGATGACGACTTGTATTGTGAAACGTGTGGAGATTATGACGAATTAATTTTTACTATGGAAGATATATGTGATTTACAAAGATTATTAAACTATCTATTCACAGAAAATTACACCTTAAATTGCATGTTTGAAATAATAGAAGATTTAAAAAAATACTATGATGATGAAAAATATATAGAACTCTCAAAAGAAACATTCTTAGACAAAATAATTCGATATGCACGTGAATTAAAAAACTATGATAAAACGTTTGAAGATTAAATATAACAAGGTAGAGGTTACAGATGAATAAGGAAGAATTAAGAGATGTTGTTTTAAACAAGGTAGATGAAAAATATAAAGAAATTGAACTGAATCTTGCCCGTTATAAAGAAACGGGATACCCCGACTATTTAAGAATATGCACTGAAGCAAAGGGTTTTAATGACGGGATTGATTGGACTTTAGAACAATTACGAAAGGAGGACGTTATATGGTAGATATAATATTTAGTTTAATAGCCATAATAACAACTGTTATGATTTTCATAATAGCGTTACTAATGTTAGGAATAGATTTAAAAGATATGTTGAGAGAAGAAGCATATAAGAAAGATAGTTTGAAAGAGAGCAGATTAAACATTATTAATTATGCTAAAGAGTTAGAGAAATATATACCTAAAGACAATTTAAGTAAAGAAGATAAAGAGTATATAGAAGTTTTACAGGAAGCTATAAAAAAACAATCATATTATATTGAAAAACTATTTAAGAGGGGATTTTAAAAATGGAACAAGAAAAATATTTAGAAGATTTTATTGAAAACTTAATAATACCAATGTTAGATGAAATTATAGATAACGAAGAAAAAACAGAATGTAATTGCTATAATGAATGTGAAGAGTGCCGTTGTCAAGATGATATAAAACAACCTAAACATTATAAGTTAGATGGGTTAAACATAGAAAGCATAGATGTTATAAAAGCAGTTTTAGGCAAAGATGGATTTAAGAGCTTTTGTATAGGAAATTGTTTGAAATATCTAATACGTGCAGAAAAGAAAAATGGAGAAGAAGATTATAAGAAGTGTAGGGTTTATTTAGATTGGATTTTGGAGGGATAGGAAATGAAAATAACTTACAAACAATTTATTGAAGCAGTTGAAAATTGTGTTGAATATGACTTATATGTTACCAGAGATATAGAAGAATTAAAAATCATTGAAGAAGTTTTTGAGATAGATTTTAACAATTTCAAAGATGAAGAATTGAGATGGTACTTATTTGGACTTAAAGATATGTGTAGAGTTGAAAAGGAAAAATATAGATATTTTGATGATGAGGAGGACTAAGTATGAAAGAATTAAAAGAGTTTTTTATTGATGTAATAGTAGTTACTGTTATGTACTGGATTGCATATGAAGTAAGTGGAAATGACAAAGTATCTATAATATTAAGCTTTGTTGTTTTTAATACTTTAAACATAAAGCAAATAGGAAGAGATGTAGAAAGGATAAAACATGATTAAAGAAAAGCTATTAAATAATATTCTTATATGCAAAGACTTAATAAACGATATTGAAGAAGAAGTTAAAAAGATATATAAGACTGAAAACGACTATTATACTATTTATTCTAATTGTAATAAAGACAAAATAAATAGATGTAGAATTGTAGTTTCAGAAAAAATGCTAGAAGTTGAAAAGACAATTAAAGAGAATAAACAGGAGGGCTAATTATGAAGTTAATATTGGATTTTAGATATCAATGTGAAATGGAAATTACAAAAGAAGAGTTCGATAAAAACAAAGATGATTTAAAAAAGGATAGATTTGTACCAGATTTAAACAAAGAGATAAATTGGTTGCTGTTAAGGGAAGACGGAAGAGCGGAACGTGGTGGAATTGTAGACTATGATTATGAAATTGAGGAGGATTAAAAAATGGCAAAAGATAAAATTGTATACATTGTTTATGATTGGGGAAATGATGAAACAAAGAAAGCATCATATGACAGAAAAGAAGCTTTAGCGACAGTTGGTTTTGATTATTTGCAAGGAGAATGTGTAGATGATTATAAATTTTTAGAAGTAAATTTAAATGAACTGGAGGACTAAAAATGGAGTTAAAAGATGTGGATAGAAAACTTAAACAACTACACAACTTACAAAAAGCAATAGTTAGAATTGCAAAACATACTGATGAAAAGGTTATAGCTGTTAATAGCGAAACCTATGAGGATGTTTATGGCAAAGAAGTAACTTTGAAATTTTCAACGGAAGTACTTAAAGAAATAGAAAAAGAATTGGAGGATTAAAACAATGGAATTAAAAGAACTAATTACAAAAATAGAACAATGGGCAATAGACAGAGAACTGGACAAAAAAGCAACTGTAGAAGCTCAGTCAATAAAGACAGCAGAAGAAATGGCGGAGTTAATAATTGGGATATCAAAAGACAATATTGAAGTAATTAAAGATAGCATAGGTGATGTTTTTGTAACTTTAGTTATTGGAAATATGATTCATAATAACGTGAACATAGAAGAAAACTGCAAAGGTTTAAAAGAAAAAGTAGAAAAAATTATTGAACATGATAAAAAATTAGAAATATTATCTTTAGTAGGGGTCGCCGAGGAAGTGTTAAAATACGGATACTACCATCATGCAATATATTATGGAGTAGGAAGCATAATGGGGATTGCTAAAGTATATGATTTAGAATTTACTGATTGTATAGAAAGTGCCTACAATGAAATCAAAGACAGAAAAGGCGTTCTAAAAAATGGTTGCTTTGTTAAAGAAGAGGACTTGTAAATTGCTATATGTATATGGTATGAGACTAAGAGGTTTTAGTATTGGAACATTTCCAAAAAGGGGATTTGTTGAAAGAAGAGACAGTGACAATCCCAAGTACTATGACTATATAGTCTATAATAGACGATTAACATTAGAAGAATTACAAAATTATGAGTTAGATTTTATAGATGAGGAGAAATAACAATGAATAATTTAAGCCTAATCGGGCGTTTAACTAAAGACCCAGATTTAAGATACACGCAAAGCGGTATGGCAGTATGCAGATTCACTTTAGCTGTAGATAGAGGGTTATCAAAAGACAAGAAAATGGAAGCAGAAAATAAAGGACAACCTACGGCAGATTTTATCCCTATTACATCATTTAGTAAAACGGCTGAACTTGTATCAAGCTATATGTCAAAGGGTCAACAGTTAGGAATAACAGGCAGAATACAAACAAGTTCATATAAAGGTCAAGACGGAAAAACTGTTTATAGAACTGATGTAATTGCTGATAGAGTATATTTTATAAGTAATGGTAACGGAAATAACAAAAAAGAAAACGCTCAAGTAGATGACTTCGGACTTGGGGAAGACGCTATACCACTTGATGATATACCATTTTAAATAATGAGTAGGATAAGGAAAGAAAAAGATATAGACTACATTTTTGAATTAAAAGAAGATATACAAGAAAAGGTAAAGGAACTTAAAGAAATAGCAGATAGATTAGAAGAAAATTCAGAGGAACAATATAATATGTATTTAGCTATTAATGTTATTAGTGAAGTAGGAGAGAGCTTATGGATTTAGATAAACTTTTAAAACTAAGACTATTAATAGAATCGAATTTGAGACAGCTTGATAATTTATATGAATCAAGAGGAGATATAGGGGGTTCGTGGAGTGATGGAGATAGAGTTATTTCATCTTCCACATCTCATAAAGTAGAGAGTAAAGCTATAAAGATTGTTGAACTTGAAGAAAAGATAAAAAAGGAACTTAACACCTATTATGCAGAATATAACAAAGTAAAAGATATATTTTCTAAGCTACCAAGAGAAGAAAACTTAATAATGAATTTAAGATATTTAGAGGGTTTAGACTGGAAAGAGGTTGCGGAAATTTCTCACTATAGTATAGATAACTGTTTTAGATTAAGAAGAAAGGCGTTAGATAGAATTGAGAAAGAAAATAAGAGCTGATGATATTGACGAAAGCATAAAGTTAAATATTCTCAATCTATTCACAGCAATTGTTTACGCTTGGAATGAAGATTATTATAAAGCGGTTAAGAATCGCAACTATGAAAGAATTAAAGAAATTGAAGAATGGTATAGGAGTGAAGACTTTAAATTCTTTACACTGTATCAGGCAGATAGCGAAGAATATATTAAATTCATAAGAAAGAACTACAAGTTGTTCAAAAAAACTACAGGTAAAATGATATCAATTTAAAAATATAAAGCAAAATCAATATAAATAAAGTATATAATATGATATACTATTAATGTAAGGATAGTTTATATTGCTTTTCTATCTTTGCCGAATTCTTTTCTATAAATAGGTTATAGTTACAAACTTTGATACCTGTTCGAAAAAATTTAGCTCAGGTCAATTCCTTTTATTAATATAAAGATGTGTCAAGAGCAGGTATCAAAGTACATACTATACAAAAAGCGATTAAAAAGACCTTCTAATTAATTTTATACACACACTAAAGAATACCAATTAAAAGTTGGTATTTTTTTGTGTTCAAAAACAGGGCGGAGAAATATATATCAAATTGTGACGGTGGTGGGAGTCAAGATATATATAAAAAATACATACTATAAAAGGGGGTGTTGACATGGCTTTAACAACAAAAGATAAGATTTTAAAAGCTATGGAAGAAGAGATAAGGGCAAAAGGACAAGCAACGCCTTTAAATTTAGCTTTAATTAAAGATTATGGAAAGCTTTACGATATGAAAGAAAACTTGATTGAAGATATAAAAGTTAGAGGAGTTTCAGTTCCTTACAGAGAATGTAAAGACGGAACAATTCTTAAAAAGAAAAACGACTGTATACCAGAATTGACAAAGGTAATAGGTCAAATGAGCAAAATAACCTTTGATTTAGGTATTAGAGCCTGTGACTTAAAGGTTGAAGATGTACCAATTAATTTATAAAGAGGTGTAGAAATGAAAGACGGAAGAAAATATATAGATGGTTCTTATGATGTAAAGAACGCTGGATCTAACTTAATTACACTTTATGACAACTATGTATATGAAGCGAAGATTGATAAAGAAAAAGTCCTTGAAAATATAAAACTTGCAGAACAAGGAATTGAATTAATAAAAAATTCTTTAGATTTTAAAACTACAAAGGAAGTTAAACCTACTACTGAAAAGAAAATAACAAACAGACCTGTAGAGAAAAAGAAATCGAAATGATGTTAGCTTAAAAAGTGGTTCACTTGTTAACAGAAAAACTTTTAAATTACATTAAAACAGGTCAAGTAATAAGGTTTTACAAGTCTAAAGAATGGATTGAAGTTAGAGATTATATAAGGCAAATACAAAATTATGAGTGTCAAGAATGTAAAAGGCAAGGCAAGGTTGGAAGATGTGACGTTGTGCATCATACAAAGCATTTAAGAGAATACCCTTTACTTGCACTAGACCCCAGATACTTAGAGTGTCTTTGTTATATGCACCATGAAGAAGAGCATCCAGAAAAGTTTGATAAGGCAAGGAAAGTAACTAATAGAGAACTTAAAAGACCTCCCGACTTTAAAGAGAGGTGGTAAAAGTGATTAGTTATATAAAAGAGTATTTAGATTTAATAAAGAAAAATCCTAAAAAATTCTGCAAGGAACAAAGGCAACTTGTTAAGTGGTTACCAGGAAGATTAAAGGGAGCAAGTTTCAATCAAGAAAAGACTGATGAAATGATTGAATATATTGAAAAGTGGTTTTTCCCTTTAATGCCATTTCAAAAATTTTTATGTTCATTAATTGTTGGGGTTACTGATGATGACGGTTCACCAATATTTGATGAGTTTTTAATTTATGGAGGTAGAGGACTGGGAAAGAACGGTTTTATATCGGGCGTGTCCGACTACCTTATTTCAAACAGAAATGGGATAAGAAATTATCACGTTCATATAGTAGCAAACAGTGAAGACCAGGCGAAGACAAGTTTCAATGATGTTTACGATGTAATTGAAATGAATCCTATTTTACAAAATGCACACTATTATACAAGAACTGAAATCAAATTTAAGGCAACGGGTTCAGTCTTAACATATAAAACCTCAAGTGCTAAAAGTGCTGACGGTGGAAGACCAGGTTGTGTAATATTTGATGAAATACACGCCTACGAAAATGAAGATACACTACAGGTTCACAAGTCGGGGCTTGGTAAAACAGATGACCCAAGAATATTTTATCTAACTACTGATGGTTACGTTAGAGAGGGTTTCCTTGATAAACAAAAAGAGAAATCAGAAAAGATTTTATTTGACGGGGAAGATGATGACGGGTTCTTTCCAATGATATTTAAGCTTGATAGCAAAAGAGAAGCTAAAGACCCAGAAAAGTGGGTTAAGGCAAACCCAAGGCTTGATTATTCTAAGTCTTTAAAAAAACTAATGATTAAGCAGTACAAACAAGCCCTTGAAGACGAGAGTTCAATGGTTGAGTTTTTGACAAAAAGAATGAACCTACCAGTAGTTAATAAATATCGAAGTGTTGCAAGTTGGGAAGATATTTGTAGGGCAAGTGATGAAGAACTACCCGACTTAACAGGTCATCAATGTATAGGAGCGATTGACTACGCAGGTATAAGGGACTTTTGTTCAGTAGGGTTGTTGTTTAGAGACGGAGATAAAGCCTATCTAATACAACACTCATTCGTTCATGAGTCGTCACTTGAAAATACAAAGTTTAATTTCCCAATTAAAGAAGCAGAAAGCAAAGGCTTAATCACAATAATAAAAGATACTCCCTCAATTCCTACAAGCGTTGTTTTAGAGTGGTTTTTAAAACAAGCTGAAAAATATAGCATTACAGAAATCGTTGCGGATAGATACAGATTATCTTGGTTAAAAGATGAGTTCTTAAATGCAGGCATTGAATTACAAGAAGTAGGAAACGGTTACATCACACACCACAAATTATATCCACTAATAACTAAATTGTTTGCAGATGGACTAATTAAATGGGGTGACGATATGTTAATGCGTTGGTACACGAATAACACTATGGTTGACATAGATAAAAAAGGTAATTGCAGTTACAAGAAGATAGAGCCGATAAAGAAAAAAACAGATGGTTTCTTTATGTTAATTCATGCTCTATCACGCTGGGATAAATTATATATAAATAATTATAGTTATAGCGTAAAAGTATTATAAAGGGGTGGAAAATGTTAATTGAGAATTTTTTAAGACTTTTTAGACCAGCACCAACACAGGTTAGTAATAGCGAACTTTGGTGTAGCAAACTAACCTATGACGAATTAGGACTAATTGAATATGCTTATGGACTATGTGTTCAGATTGTAGGAAACCTTGTAGGTGCATGTGAAAAGAAAACATTCAAGCAAGGTAAACAGATAGAAGAAAAACTATATTATCAACTCAATGTAAATCCTAATGCGACTCAAAGTTCTAATGTGTTCTGGAAGAAGATTATAAATTCTATGTTTTATAACTGTGGAGAAGCGTTAGTTGTTGAAATTGCAGGAGATTTACACGTAGCGAGTTCATTTACTGTAGAGAAAAAACCTTTCGTAGGAAATATCTATAAAGATGTATACGTTGATGATATTAAGGTTCGAAAAAACAACGGCGTATTTAAAGAAAGGGAAGTTTGGCATTTCGATTTTTCAGATTTTTTAAAGTCAAAGGCTTTAGTATCGGGAGAATTTTATTCAAAGATATTAAAAATTGTTTCAAAACAATATTTAAAAAAGAAATATGACAAGTCGGTATTTGAAGTACCAGGAGTTAACCCTCTAAATCCAGGGGAACGAGATATTCAAATGCGTAGCGTTATGGAAGAGACCGTTAAAGAATTTGTTGACGTAGAGCGAGACGCAACCTTAGTTTTAGACGGTAATGTAAAAATCGGTAAATACGAAAGTACTATGGGCGAGGGTTACAACGATGACGCCCCTAACATATTAAGTTTTAGTGACAATATAATGCAGGTTATTGCTTCAATGTTTAGTCTACCTTTAGGTGTTTTAAAGGGGGAAGACGTGTCACTAAATGCCCACATTAAATTATTTTTAAATCCACTTCTAACAACTATAGAAGATGAAATAAATAGAAAGAAATGTAATCAATATACTTATTTAAGCGGGTCAAGGGTTGTAATTTCAACGGTTAATATTCAACAAGTTAGTCCAATGGAAAAGGCACAAACAAACGACTTGAATTTACGAAGTGGTATCTATTCAGTCAATGAAATTAGAAGATATGAGGGAATGGAAACAATAAAAGAAAAATGGGCAGATGCACACTTCATGACACTTAACTATGACGTTGTTGACAAGTTTATTGACGGAACGCAAGGTTCAGGTGGTGGCGTGAACAAGAATAGCCCTACAAATAGAGAGGAGGAACAGGAAGATGACAATACAGATGAAGAACTTGAAGATAAAGAATGAACTCAATAAAGATGTAATCACTTTAAGAGGTTCTATCGTTCAAGACAACTACTATGATGATGATATTGACCTAATAACCCCCAAGGCTGTTGATGAAGCCTTAGAAAATGCAAAATCAGACAATATCGAAGTTGTTATCAACTCAGGTGGTGGTGATGTATATGCAAGTATTGAGATATACAACAAGCTAAAATCATTGAATAAAAATATAACAACTGTAATATCGGGAAGAGCGTTTTCTGGAGCACATTTAATAGCAATGTCAGGTAAAGAGAGGTTAATATATGGAAATTCTCAAGGATTGGCACATAATTCTTCCACCGTGAGTTGGGGAAACAAGGAAGAACTTGCAGATGTAATAGATTTTTTAGACAAGATAGACGACAACCTGATTGAAATCTATATGAACTGTTTTAACGGTACAGAAGATGAATTAAGAGAGCTAATGAAAAAGGGTTCTCCTATGAATGCGAAAGAATGTGTAGAAAAAGGTTTTGCAACTAAAATAATTGAATTTAACAATGACGAAAACAAGGTTATTGTTAATGAAAATAGCACTAACTCAATGAGTGACGGTGTTGATATAGATGTTGTAGTTAAAAGGGTTTTAGAAGTACTTAACAAAACGCCTGATAAAAAAGTAGAAGATAACCCTAAACCAGAAAAGAACAAAGATAAATCATTATTTAGATATTTTAAGGAGGCTTAAAAAATGACTATATTCAATAAAGAAGATATTAAAAATGCAATTGAAAAAGGTAATGCAGATGAACTAACAACTGTATTAGAAAGAGATATTAATAACGCTGTAGAAGATACAAGAAAAGAAATGCTTGAAGCTATTGACAACGGATACCATGACAATACAGATGATATAGCAATACTTGATAAGTATAACTTAAGAAAATTATCAAATGAAGAATATAAATACTTTGAAAATGCTGTAGAAAGTTTTGAAAAACACGAAGTGACTTTCCCTAAAACAACATTTAATTTAGTGTTTGAAGACCTAAGACTTAATCACCCGCTATTATCTAAAATCCAATTCCAAAATACAACAGGTGTTACAGAATGGATAGTTAGAACTAAAGACGTTGAATCTGCATGGTGGGGTCCACTATGTGAAGAAGTAAAGAAGAAACTTACTAACGGTTTTGATACTATACAACTTACACAAAACAAGCTATCAGTAGCTATATTCATGTGTAATGCAATGTTGACACTTTCCCCACAATGGTTAGAAAGACTTATTAGAGAAATGTTATTAGAATCAATGCAAATGGGAATTGAACAAGCTGTAGTTGCAGGAACAGGCGTTCACCAACCTATAGGTATGTTAAAAGACCTTGAAGCGGCTGTTGACCCTACAAATGGATATTCTGATAAAAAGGCAGAAGCACTAAAGGACTTTTCTCCAAAATCATTAGGTGGATTAATGGCGAAAGTATCTAAAGGTAAAGCAGGATACGGAGCAAACGGCTTAACAATGGTTGTAAATCCACTTGATTATTGGACTATTGTATTCCCTAATTTAGTTTATAGAAAACCAGACGGTGGATATATCTATGACAAGTTACCAGTACCAATTAACTTTGTAGAATCAGTTTATGTACCACAGGGCAAGGCTGTTCTTGGACAATTAAAAGATTATTTCTTTGGTGTTGCATCACCAATCAAAATAGAAGATAGTTACCATTATCATTTTGTAGAAAGAAATACTGTTTACATTGCTGAAATGCTTGCAAATGGTAGACCATTAAAAGAAGATAGCTTCTTAGTTTTAGATATTTCTAAAATAGCAGTTCCAGAAGAAGCGGGAGCTTAAAGGTGCTTTAAATAGCACCTTTAATTAATTAATGAGGTGGTTTAATGGAGTATGATATTGAGAAACTTACTGAACTTGCAAGAATAAGTTTAAGAATAACCTGGGTTATGAGTGATGACGAATACGACCAATTAGAACTTATTTGTCAAGACTGTATCAACTCTATTAACTCATATGTTGGTGGAGAGCAAGACTTTGAAAGCCCTGGACTTGCAAGAAATTTATTCTTAAATGCAGTTAGATATATGTACAATGACAGTTACGAATATTTTGTGAATAACTTTATGCTTGATTTGAATACTTTAAGAATGAAGTCAGCAACAGAAAGGCTAAAAGACAATGGCAATATTTAACATTAATAAGCGTAGAGAGTGGGTTGAAAAATGGGAAATTAAAAACCCTAAACACAAAACATATAATGACGGCGAACTTGAATTTGGAAATTATCACAAAATAAGAATTGCAGGTAAAGAAGTTGACAGAAAATTTAAGGCTGTAGATACCTACCCCTTTAGGATAATGAGTGTTAGAGAGCAAGATAAAGAGGTGGCGTTAGCCTTAAACAAAAAGATAGAGTTAAAGGTAGCTATACCATATACTGATGAAATAAATTCAAAGAATGTTATTTATATTAGAGAAGAAGTATACAGTATAGTTACTATGGATAAAGATAAAAGTAGGCGTGAAGTTTACTTAACCTTGGGAGTAAATGAGGGAGAGGATAGATATGTTTAAGCCGAGCAATGATGAAATCTACAACGCTTTACATGAGAAGTTTAATCTTGAAGTCTATTACGGGCTTAATGATGACATAAAAGATACGTCTTTTTTCTCATACCTACCAATACGCATTGTAGAGCCTAACAAGGCTTGTTTATGGCAACAAGTGATTGATATATATTATATCTCTATGAAGCAAGAAGATTTAAGGGAACATGAAATTTACGAAACCTTAAGGTCGCTAAAACTACAAGTAACAGCTATTGAATACGACAGAGTCGGACTTGTAGATAAAAACGCCTTTTTTGACGTGGTTAAGTTTTCCTGTATCAGAAATGCGAGGTTTATATAATGCCTAACGTAAAGATTAAAGTATCAGAAAAAGATATACAGGCTTTAGAAGACAGGTTCTTTAAACTTGGTTATAGATTTGACGAAGAAGTTAATAAATTCATGCACAACTATAAAGAGAAGTTTTACAGGGATATTTTAAGCAACATGCCGAGAAACGATAAGCACCCAAGAGGTGGCAAGAGTGCTAAAGATAATCCCCTATCAATCAAAAGACAAGATTTATATTTAGGTTTTTTTAATAGGACTGAAACAATAAGAACTGTTAAAAATTGGCGTGAGTACGGATACTTGATATTCCCAGAAGAGGGAAGAGGACACAAAAGCCCAAGGGCTTATAGATTTTTTGAAAAGGCAACAAATAAACATAAGCCTATTATATATCAGGAACTATTTAAGGTGTTAGATAGAGTTATAAAAGAACAAGGATTATAAGAGGAGGAATTTAACAATGGCAATAAGAGAAACTAAACCCTTTGATATTACAGGGATAGAAAAAGTTATGTTACAGTTTGCAGACAACACAGACGTGATTCAATGTGTAGGTAATATATCGGGAACAACTGAAATGAGAACACTTACAAGAACTTGTAAAGGTGTATCAACCTCAATAGCTAAACCTCAAAAGTTAAAGGTTACTGCGACTATGTATATGCCAATTGAGACTGCAAGAGACCTTTACGGACTTGAAAACAAAGAACTTAAGAAAGGCGTTTATTCATACAACGCAAGTTCAAAAGGTAAAGCCTTTAGTTTTGTAGCAAGATTTAAAGATGACTTTTCAGAAACTGAAAAGATGATAGCTATTCCAAAATCAAGAACTACATCAGGCTTGAACTTTACAGCAGATAGCGAAGCAACAGATATAGCTAAAATAACGCTTGAATTTGAAGCAGAGTTAGACGAATTAAACAATCTATACTATGAAGCACTAATTGATGAAAAAGACGGTATAACCGAACAAGAATCAAAGAAATGGGAAGAACAGTTTACAACTGATTTAGTTAAAATGGCATCGTAAAAGGAGAAAAGATGAAACTAAAAACAATAGTTTTAGCTGATAAAAAAGCAATTAAAGAAAATGGTAAAGACAAAGTAGTTACTGAAAATAGAAAAGAGTATTTAGCGGTATTTTCAAACAAGGCTTTGAAGTACGGATTTGAAAACGGGTTCTTGGAAAGCACCTCATTAGTCGATTTAATGGTTAAGGTTGAAGAAGATATTGAGCTTGCATGGAAGATAATATATATATCTTTTATAACTACTAATAAAGATATGAATATTTCATATGACGAATTTGTAGATAGGCTTGATGTTCCTGTTGGAGAGATTGTGTGGAAAGCACAATCAATTATGCAACCTACTTTACCAGAAAAATATAGTGAGTATTTAGAAGAGCTTGATAAAGCAACGGACAGTAGCGAAAAAAAGTTGTTAAACCTAATTTAAAATTTAATACACTTTGGGAGAAGTATATATATTATGTTTTAAACTTAGGTATATCAGAACAAATATTTTGGAATGAAAATTGCTATTTAGTAGAAGCTATCGCCAACATGGGAGCGAGCTTTAAAGCATGGATTGAACTTCCAAAGGTTATAGAATAGAGCGACTATATTTTATAGTCGCTTTTTAATTTACATAATAGGTGGTGGTTAAAATAGCTGGTCAAAACATAGATGTGGAATTTAGAGCAGATGCAAAACAATTCCATAATGAAATAAAGAATGTAAAAAAAGAACTAAAAGAGTTAAGGCGTGACTGGGCAAGAGATGACAAAACAACAAGAGGATATACAGGAGTTGGAGAAAAACTTCAAAAGTCCTTTAACTCTACAAGTGAACAGTATCAAAAACAACAAAAGTTAGTTAGCAAGTTAAATAATGAAATGACAAAACTAACTGAAAAACATAACTCACTAAAGCAAGAAGCTTTCAACTTGAGAAAAGACTTAGGCAAGAACTCGGAAGAATATCAAAAGGCTTTAAAGACAGCCAAGAACTATGGTAAAGTCGTTAAAGGGTTAAAACCTATATTACAAGAACAACAAAAAGAATTAGAACATTTAGAGAAAAAGTTACACGGAATAGAGTTAGCTTATAATACGCACTTTAATACATTCTCAAAGTTAGGTAGAGGTTTGGAGAGTGTAGGACAAAAGTTCACGAACTTTGGTAAAGGTTTAAGCGACTTCGGAATGTCCTTAATGCCAATGTCTTTAGGAATAACAGCGTTGGGAAAATCTTCTTATGAAGCCTTTAAGAACTATGAAATGGGGATTGTAGGCGTTCAAAAGACAACAAAGGATTTACAAGGAAAGTCCCTTGAACAATTCAAACAATCTATTAGAGAGATCGCAGAAACAAAACCCTTACCAATTGCAGACCTTTTAAAGGTATCGGAACTTGGGGGACAACTTGATATTGGTAAAGAACATTTAGCGGAGTTTTCAGAGGTAATTAATGAACTTGCAATTACAACTGATTTAAATGTAGAAGAAGCGAGTTTAAAGCTTGCACAATTAATGAACATCATGGGGACTGATAACGGCGATGTTAGAAAGTTAGGTAATGTAATTAATGAACTTGGTAATAATACGGCAACTACTGAACAAACAATAGTTGATTTTTCCCATAGGTTAATGGCGGCAGGTAAACAAGTAGGACTAACCGAAGCAGATGTATTGGCGTTATCAGCGACACTTGGGGCGACTGGAGCACAGGTTGAAGCTGGTGGTTCTAATATGAGTAAAACTCTATTGGAAATGAGTTTTGCTATTAATGGAGCAGATGAAAAGGCAACAGCCTATAAACAAAAGCTACAAGAGTTAGGGCTTACAACTGATGATGTCAAAAAAGCTTCAAAAGAGGGTGGAGACACCTTAGAAAATATGGCAAAACAATTTGGTATGGCAGGATTTGAACTTGAAGCATATAACAAATTAGTTACAGATGGGGCAACTTCGATAGAGTGGTTCGCTAAAGCAAGTGGCAAAAGTGCCGAGGAGTTTGCTAAAACGTGGAAAGAAAATCCAATGGAAGCCTTGGAGTTATTTATCAAGGGTCTTCACGATATGGAGCAACGTGGAGAAAGTGCCGCCGCCTACCTGGAACAAATGGGGATTAAGAATTTAAGACAAAGAGACGTGCTTTTAAAACTTGCAAGTGGTTATGATGTTTTAGCAGATGCAACAGGCAGAGCTAATAAAGAATGGAAAAATGGAAATGCACTTGCAGAAGAAGCTCAAAAGTTTTACGAAACGCAAGAGGGTAAAATTCAAAGAATTAAAAATCAGATAGAATTTACTAAAATCTCAATCGGGGAAAAGTTGGCACCTATTATCCTACAGTTTATGGAACACGTTGAAAAGGTTGTAACTGGATTTAATGATTTATCAGAGGGGACACAAGACTTTATTATTAAAGCAGGTTTAACATTAGCCGTTCTTGCACCACTATCATTAGGGTTAGGTTCAGTTAGTAAAGCAACAGGAAGTTTATTTAATTGGTTAGGAAAAATTATAGGTTCTGAGGGTTTAGGTGGATTTGTAGGTCAATTAATGACTGGTAAAGAAGAGACTAATTTATTAGGAAAAGCTCTACAAGCTTTAAAAGGTTCTGGAGAAGAGGGCGTTGGGTCAGTTGTTGAACTTTTAGGAAAAGGAATAACAAACGCAGGCTTATTAACAGCAGAACTAACAGCGGTAGGCTTAGGTTTAAAAGCACTTAAAGAACTTGCATCTTATGAATTTGACGAATATAAGGAAAAAAAGAACTGGAATAAAGACCCTAAACTATTAACAGCAGATGTTGTTAAAGACGGAGATAAGTATAAGAGACACTCAAAAGGAGATATCACAAAAGGTGGCGTTAATGCGGGCTTAGGTTGGAGCACAGCACAAAAAGAAGAAGAGGTATTCCAATTTTCAGAAACTACAAAAGAGTTGATGACTAAAGCCGAAGAAAGAAATCAAAATATAAATAATATATTATCTAAAGGATACAGTTTACAACATGGACTCCACAAGCAAGCCCATAATCAACTAAAAGAATTAATAACTGAACAAGATGTAGCACTTAGAGAAGCAAGGGAAGAAAATCAAAAAAAAGCAATGGAAATGATTAATAACCTTGATGTTAGAAGTAAAAAAGACAAGGTTAAACAAGCTAAAGACTTAGGAGACAAGATTAACGCTTACTATGAACGACAAACGGAAGAACAAGCGTTAATTCATAAAAGACGTGGAGAAATCCTTGAAGAACTTACAAATGCTCAAGGACAAAGAAGACTTGATTTATTAGCCGAGTGGCAGGAAAGAGAAAAAGAATGGAAAAAGCTTGAACTTGATGAGTATGCACAAAATGAAGATGAAAAGATAATATTAGAGCAAAGATTAAATGATTTTAGGATTGAACAAGGTAAAGAAACCTTTAACAAGCTAATTGAACAAGCTCAACAGACAAGAGATGAGACAATAAGACTTGCAGAAGAACAGTACGATAATGTAGTATTACAAGCTAATAAAATGCTTCAAGCAGGAGATATAACCAGAGAAGAATATAATACCATGATTGAACTTGCTAAAGAAGCAAGGAAAAAAACGGTTCAAGAAGCTAATTCACAAATGGATAGTATATTGGCAACATTAAGTCAAAAACTACCTGGAATAACTTTACTTTGGGATGAAGCAACGGGAAAAATTAAGATTAAATATGAAGAAACAGGTAAAGAAGTTGACGCAACCTCTAAAGAAATAGCTAAAGCCTTAGAATATGCAGGCAGTGAATCGAATAAGTTTGCAGGTACTTTTAATAGTGCAATGGGACAAGCAGTACAAGACGCAAAGAATTTAATTAATCACTTACAAGGTATTAACAATATAAAACTACATGACAAGAGTATGAGAATACACACTATCTCAAGTTTTAGAGGAGCAAGCCCAACGGGATTTTTAGGTGCTACAAGGTCAACGGGTTCTTTTATGGCAGGTATTAAAAACGTACCATACAACGACATGTTGGCGAGACTGCATGAGGGCGAACGTGTATTAACAAAAGATGAAAATAGAATTTACAATATGTTAAGTTCAGCGGATATGTTGAAGAATTTAACTAAACTTACAAAAGGACAAGCAAATAAATTAAGTGGCAATATCAACAATACTAATCAATATAGTATTGATGTTCATTTAGATAATGTTCAAATTAAAGATGATAGAGACGTTAGACAATTAACAAAAGATATTGCTAATCAACTTAGGAAAGAGGTGTCATTTGGAATATGAATTATTTAATCGTTGATGGTGTATATATTGATGAAAGAATAGACGTTGATGTAATCGACTTAGAAATACCTAAAATGGCAACTTTAAGAAATGACACTAAAAACATATGGGGGCGTGATGGTTATGTAAATGGTATTGAAAACGCCTATGAAGAAGAAGATTATACAATTCAACTACTATGTGAAAGTGCTAAAGGTAGAAAGATAGTTTTAAAGCAATTATCAACGGCTAAAAGAGAGATAAAGATTAATTTAAAATCAGAAAAATACACAAGAATAGGAAAGGTTGTAGAACATAACATGGAATGGATAAGTGTAACATCAAGTTTACACACCATAACATTAAAACTACAGCCTTTTTACATTGTGATTAAAGAGCTTGGAAAGATGAATACGCCAAGATTAAACTATGACAACTACAGTGATATTTCAGCTATGGTAAAGCTTGAAATTACAGGAACTGAAAACGGATTAGGAAGAATGGCTATTTTAGGAGCTGGAAAACAGATTTGTTTAATTGATGTTACAGATAAGGGGCTTGTAATTGATAGCTTAAAGAAAGAGGTTACTTACGCCAAGGGATATTACGCAGGAAAGCCCGCAGGTAGTGCTTTAATTGGTGTTAATGAGATATATTCACCAGGAACAAATGCAACGGCGGCGGCTTATAGATACGTTAAAGGTAGTAATTGGCGTTTTCCTTTTATTCCACCAGTCAGTGAGGTAGGAAAGGGATACGCTCTTCAAGTGGTTAAAAAAAACGGACTTGTTGAAAGCCCTAACACTGTTGTTAAGGCAACGGTTTATGAACGTTATTTACTACCTCATGATGTGTTCGATGGAATGGAGGTATAGTATATGTTATTTTTATATCCACCAGGCATAAGGGATTTTGATAGTGTTACGTCAAGCCCTTTAACAGATGCATTTAATGACGTGATGATTGAAGAATTAAACGGTAGATACGATTTAAGCTTCAATTATCCCATAGACAAATTAGAAGAAATTAATTATGAATTTAAGGATTTTTCAATAATAGTGGCAGACAGCCCGAAGTCGGGCAGACAGCCATTTTTTATTACGGAAGTTGACAAGAAAGAAGAGTATATACATGTTGAAGCTAAACATGTATTTTTTCTATTAGATATATTTAATATGGATTATGTTGATTGTAGCGGTGACCCTACATTCGTTTTAGGTGTGATAAACAGTGCGATAATTGACAAGGATAAGTTCCCTTTAAATCTTTATTCGAATATGAATACAAGGGTTGACTTGGAAACAGAGGAAAAAACTTGCATGATGGACACTTTATGCAAGGGTCAAGATAGCTTGTTATCTCAACTTAGAGGAGAACTCTTAAGAAATGGATACAATGTTGGGTTTGTTAAAAACATAGGTAGAAAAACGGACTATATACTTGCACAAAGAAAGAATATTGAAGATGTATCTATTAAATTAGATTATACAAAGATAGTTACTAAAATTCATACAGAAATGACTATTGATAGAAAGAAGTTTATACCTGAAAAAATTCCTGGAAGTAGCAGGGTTTATGATATAAATTCTGTACCTGAAAGTGACAGGACAAGTTATAGAATAAGGATATTTGACGGTGCAAGAGGTGGAGCAATTACAGAAAATGCAGGTGCTTTTATGTTGTTTGATGCAAACGGTCACTTCGTATTATCTAATTCTCAAACTGGAACACCAGCAAGTATTGAGATGTGGAAGAAGAAAAAAGAGGACTTGCAGAAGAAAATTGACAATTACGATAGCAAGAAGACGGACAAACAACAAAAAAAGGTAAACGACTATGTTAAAAAGGTTCAAGTATCAGAACAAGAACTTAAACAAAACACAGCGACTTACAATAAAACTAAAAAGGAATCGGACAGAAAAAGGGTTGAAAGTAGTAAAAGAACTTTAAGACAAAACAAAGAGATTTTAGAGAGAGCAAGACAAGATTTAAATAAAATCGGCGGAGACTTGGAAAAGTGGAAAAAGGAACTTGCAGAGATACCGACTGTAATTTTAGGGGAAAGGTATTACAAGGCTTTACTTCCACCGGGGGAATACTTTTCAGTTATGAAGTCAGCCCCTAACGGCTATATTCATAATCAAGATGTTCATCATTTCACTATAGGCTACGGTGGTGGACAATATTATGATGATTGGTATGTTAATCCAGAAAGTTACGAGGAAGACCAGACCTATAGAATATACGCAAGTGTTGATAGCCCTATAATAGGTGCTTACCCTTACACTTTCCACGCCTACGAAGAATTAAAGGATACTGATGAAAAGTTCGATAAAGATAATTTCGCAGTATGGAGCACAACGCAACCTTGGGTTCTTGATGAAGAAGCAACTGAACAAAAGATGAGGGAGTGGGCAGAAAAGATATTTGAAAATGAACGCCCTGATTTACCTTTAGAAACATTATCTTTTAGTTTAGGAGATGAAGTTTTAGAAAGTGGTTTAGGTTTAGGGGATAGTGCAACTGTTGTCTATGAAAACTATGGACTATATAAGAATCACCCGTTAGTAACTATTGAATGGTCACCAATGCAACTAAAGTATTTAAAAATGGAGTTTGGGGATAAACCAGGTTCTTACACAGCCGATTTACAGAGTCAATTAAATAGTGGTTTAAGTGGACTACAAAAGCAGTTTGAAAACTACAGGGAGCAAACTAACAACGATATTTCAATGAAAATTCAAACTGAGGGCGACCGCTTACGTTCTATGGGAATTGAAATGCTTAATATGGCAAACTTAGACAGCTATTTTAGAACGGAAGAGGTTAAGCGTGGTTTGCTGGAATTTATCGAACAAAAGGGTGCAGATAATGTTTCTGCAATGGAAATTGAGATATTAGCCAGTCAATTATATGTTGAAGAACTTGAAGACAGGTACGGAACGCCTGAAGAACTTCGAAGTCAAATGGAATCTATGATTGAAGAAAGTAGGAAACAAGCCCTTGAACAATTAGAACAAATAGAATCAAAACAGAAAGAGTTAGAAAATACTTTTCAAAACTTTAAAGAACTTGCAGAGACTGATAAAGAAAAGATAATATCTCAATTCACAGAATTTAAAGATGAAAATAATCAAAAAATTGCACAAATAACGGGAGATATAGACGGGTTTAATCAAGTAATAGCAAGTGTTAATAAAAAGGTAGATGACAACTATACAACTGTTGTTGAAAAAATAAATAATGTTCAACAAACTGCTGACGGTTATAAAATGACTATGGCAAGTATTGAAGAGAGTATAAACAACGTTACGGGAGAGGTTGAAACAGTTCAATCTCACATTAGAGATATAGAACAAGACACAAAGGGAATGAGTGACACAATAGCCCAATTAAACGAGGGTTTCTCTAATTTAACAAGAGACCACAACAGTTTAAGTAGTACGGTTGTAAATTTAAAAACTAATACAATGTCAAGTATAAGACAAACGGCAGAAAGTATTTTAGTAACGATAGGAACGTTTAAAAGCCTTGAAGACGGCAAAGAACTTTCACAAGCAGAGGTCGACGAATACGTTAAGAACTTAAAATCAAAATATAAATACATGACTGATGAGCAAATACAGCAAGAATTGTTCAAAATGGCAAGTTCGGGGGCGTTGTACGTTCAAGATGCACTTAACGTTAAAATAAAACAATTAAACTTACAAGGTGTTGTTAGATTTAGTGACTTAAACAATCCTGATAGTGAAACTGTAATTGACGGAAGTTTAATAAAGACGGGGGCTATTTATGGAGGAAACAAAAAGAAAAAAAATAATTATTGGAACTTGAAAACAGGAGAGTTTGTAAATAACTATGAAGAATATACCGATGTTAGTCCTACGACAGCAACAAAAACTGGTGAAAGTCAAGTTTCAATTGCAAGTGGCAAGATAACAAGCACAGGATACACGAAAAATAGTAAAAGATATAATACGCAAATCGCAAACGGAAGAATAATAAATGAGGGAAGCGACTACGCAACTGTTATAGAAGATGGAATGATTAAGTTGTACAAAAAAAGCGGCGGTTCATATACTGATGAACTTGAATTAAGATACAACATGATTAGAGTTAGACCATATCAATCTGTACAAACGTTTGATGATAATTATAACAAAACAGGGTTTGGCAAGTATCCTGTAATAACAGAAGATACTGGAAATATACAGATAATTTCATTTCCTGTATCGCTTAGTGTAGACGCATTATCGGCAGGATCATGGCAAGATGATTCTTTTTATTTTCCAGAAAACGCAGGTAGTGGACTTGATGTTAGAAGTGTAAATTATGTAGGTATTACATCAATGACTTATAAAGAATGTTATATAGCTTTTAAAGGCTTTACTGTTGAGGGTGGCAAAATAACAAAAATACACGTATCAATGACGCCAGTAACACCAAATGGTATTAGTGGGAAATATGGTTTTACAGCAACTTGTTTAATTATATGCAATGGTAATTAGAAAGGAGAATATATATGAATTATAACGATTTGTTTGTAGTAGGAAGAGGTTTAAACGACCTAAAGGAATTGAAGATTATAGGTGGAGATGCAAGGCTATTCTTAAACCTTAACAAGATTGAAAAAAGGGTTAAGGAATTACAAGATGAATTTTTTGAAGCTAAAAACAAGGCTTATGCAGAAATGGACAAAAACGGCAAAAGCGAAGATGACAAAAAGGACTTATTTATCAAGATGTTAGAGGAAGAATGTGAAGATATAGGCTATTCACTAACATATAATGACCTTGAAAAGTTTGAGGAGGTGAAGTTTGAAACTATTAGTAATTTAAGTGAAATTTTAAGTGAAGAATAGAGAGGTGCAAGATGAAAAATAATCTATATTTTAGGTTACAAGATGATAGAAGATTAAGAAAAGCCTATCGTAAAGCTATAGTTAAGACTGATAATGAATTTAACAGGCTTGATGTAGAGATACCCAGAATTATTGACGAGGTAGACGTATCAGATTTTGATTATACAGTTAAGTTTGAAGTAAACGACAAATACCTTGAAAAGACACCAGAAATAAGGGTTGAACAAGATAGGTTAGTTCTATCGGTTGTTGTAACTGATTTAATAACGCCCGTTAAAGGCAGAATAAAGTTCTCAATAACGGGACAAAAGGGAGAAACAAAGTTTAATTCTGCAATAGGAACTATTGAAATTAAAGACACGCTTCATATTGGAGATTATATCGAACCTGATATGTTAAAAGTATGGTTAGATGAAATCAAGGACAATATAAAGAAGTTTAAAAGTGATCTTAATAGTGAACTTGATAATGTAGATAAAACCTTGAATGAAAAGATTGAAAAAGAAATTGGAGAAGCTTTAAAAGAACTTGATAGCTTAAAGTTAAAGAAAATCATTGTTGAGGAACTACCCCCAATAAAACAAGCCGAGGACTATGCGATATATTTTGTTCCTAAAAATAAGGATAGTGATAATAATATATATGAAGAATATCTATTTGTTGACGGAGTATTTGAAAAAATAGGGGACACTAACGATATTGATTGGTCGGGATATATTAAGGAAACGGATTTAGAAACTGTATTACAAAAATATCTTAAAGAAGATGAGATTAAGGCGTTAATCGGGCAGGTAGAGAGTGAGTTTGAAAACTACCTACCAATAGATAAGGTAAAGGAGTTGATAAATGGGATTGAAAGTAAATTTACTGAACTAACTAATACGGTTGATAACAAGGCTAATGAAATAACTAATGATATTGATAATAAACTAAAGGAATATGTAAAAACGGTGGGCTTAGATGAAGTAAAAACAGCGTTAGAAACTGTTATCAATAACAATAAAGATGAAATAGAGAAGTTAAAGAACAGTGATAACAAGGAAGAATTGACGGTTGAAATTGTTAGTAAAAATCAGCTTGGAGAAACTAAAAACAACTCTATTATATTTGTGAGAAAGTAGGTGATTGAATGGTTTATTTAGCTAAAGATAGTGATTTTGAAAAACTTAGAGGTTATTGGATTTACAAGGGACAAGAAAAGGAAGTTGAAATTCCTGAGTATATTAATGGAGAATTAGTTACAAATACCGTGTATATGTTTTCTCCTTTTTTTGATGCAACCCCAGTATCAAAAGTTGTATTAAATAACAAGAATGTTACTGATGTGAGTTTCACGTTTAAGGGATATAGTATTGACCAGCATTTAGACCTATCGAGCTTTGATACTACAAATGTTACCAATATGAGTAGTATGTTTGGTGGTTACAGTAGTAGTCAACCTTTAGATTTATCAAGTTTTGATACAAGAAATGTTACCAATATGAGTAGTATGTTTGGTGGTTACAGTAG